TATTTTATTTTCATTTTCATCTATTACCTTTATTAACCTTTCATTTATATTATATTTTTTGTAGATTTTATCACTTGAACTTTTTTTACCACTTACAGTTGATCTTTTTGACATACTTGAACTTTTTTTACCACTCTCAGTTGATCTTTTTGAATTATTTGAACTTTTAACCTCTTTCGTTTTACTTTTCATTTTTTATATTATTACAATATTAAAGTTATGACTACTACTTTAAAAAAACTTAATGCAGATAAAATAAATATCACATCTAAATTACTTAAAAAAGATGAAGATTACTTACCTATTAGTCCTGAATTTATAAAAGATCTTAGAGACAAAACATTGTTTGCTACTCCTTCTATGAGACTAAGTTTTGCACAATATGATACTATGTGTAAGGACGAAAAAGTATTAAATATGATGTCTATTACATTAAATAAACCTAAAGCTAAATTGAAAAAGTTTTGTAAATATCTTTCGGTTTTTAAAAAAGAAATTCATTTAACTCCTAACAAAATAGTAGCTAAAATAACTGAAGCAGATACACAAGATAAACCAATCTTTAAATTACCTAAAGAAATTAGATCAACTATATTAGACAAGTTTGTTGAAATATTACCTACAAAATATGTTTTACTAGATTGGATTGATAAAGATAAAATAGATTGGTCTTATTTATCTCAAAATCCAAATGCTATAGATTTACTTAAAGATAATCAAGACAAAATAAATTGGAGCCAATTATGCTTAAATCCAAATGCTATAAAACTATTAAAAGAAAGAATCAAATATGAAAATAATTTAGATTATAACGAATATAAAGAATTAGTAATATTAGGCAATAGCATTAGTTGGGATTTGCTATCTCAAAATCCAAATGCTATTAAATTATTAAAAAAAAACAATGCAATTGTGTGGTATAAATTAGCTAAAAATTCAAATCCAAATGTTGTTAAATTACTACAAAAAAAAATAAAAGATGGATTTACTGATTCTGATTCAGAGGAATCAGTATGGTTCTCTTTATCTCAAAATCCAAATGTTATGAAAATATTACAAGATAATCAAGAACAAATAATTTGGTGTGAATTATCTAAAAATTCAAATCTAGATGCTATAGAATTATTAAAAAACCGAATACAATATGAAAATAATTTAAGTAGAGAAGAATATTATAATTTAGAAGAACGATATAAAATAGATTGGAATAAATTACTACAAAATCCAAATGCTATAGATTTACTTAAAGAAAATCCTAAAAAAATTAATTTTAACTATTTATCTGCAAATCCAAATGCTATAGATTTATTAAAAAAACAAATTAAATATGAAAACACCTTAGATGCAAATGAATATAAAGTATTAAAAAATAAAATAAATTGGGAATATTTATCTGCAAATCCAAATGCTATAGAACTGTTAAGAGAAAGAATAGAATATGAAAAATCCAATGATTCCAATGATTCTAACGATTCTACAGATTATGATTATATTAATAGAATAAATTGGAAAGTATTATCTGCAAATCCAAATGCTATAGATTTATTAAAAGAACGAATTAAATATGAACATAAATTAACACAAAAACAATATAATAAGTTAAAATTAAAAAATAAAATTAATTGGTTTCAGTTATCTTCTAATCCTAATATTTTTACACCAGTATAGTTTTTTATTAAATTATTTGTAATATAAAATTGTTTAACATATATAATTCTTTTTTACTTTCAAAATTACTAGAAATAGCACTTTTATTCCTTTCCAATTCTTCTATTTTAATATCTATTTCTTCTATTTTACTTGTTTTATTCAATGCTTCACTATCAAACTTTTTATTCCAATCATCTAATGATCTTACTAATGATTCTAATTGCACTTTACGATCTTTTATCTTTATTATTTCAGTTTTTTTATAATCAACGTTTTTGTAGTTTAATATTATTTCCATTTCATCCGCATCCACTTTCAGTTTTCTTTCAATACTTTCTTTAAGTTCATTGTATACTGTTCTAAGTTCATCAATATTAAGATCTTGCCACGTTATTGGCACTTTAACTGCAGACTTTTTTAATCTTTTAAGTTCTTTAAATCCTTCGGTTTTTCTATTTAATAAACAATAAATTAATAATAAAATTATTATAATTAATAATGCTAATAAAATATATTTAATATTCATATCTTTATTATTAAAAACAATAAATAACTTAAGATCTACTTATACTTTCTCCATCTATAACTTTCTTTAGTTTCTTTTCATACGAATTAACTTTCATATCTACTATATTACTTCTACCAGTATGCGATTCTATTATCTTTCTCAATCTTATATACAAACGTGTATTACTATCTGCTCTACTATTCAATTCTTCACTTAAGAGTCTTTTAAATTCTTCTTTTTGTAATTCATATATTGATCTATTCTCATTTTCATATCTTCCTACAAAATACAAAGTATCTTCTTTATTTACATCAAAAACCGGAGTTTCTTTCAAATATTCACTTATCAACATTAATGATTTACAATTCAGTAAGATCTTTACTATTACTTTTAATTTATTATTATTTGTTATAACTATACTACCATTTTTATTATACTTATATTCTATCACTGGACCGCTAAAAAATAATCCATTTATTTTAGTTTTATTTGTATATTGTAATGTTAAATTATTTTTAATATAATTACACGTAGTAGTATCTATCCTATCAGGAATATTAACTACTGTTATAATTTCTCTAAATCTACTGAAAGGTACATACCTTCCATACTTACTATAATTAAAAAATAAACCTAAATCTATTTTTTTATTTTTCTTAATTATTGCTTTAATTATTTCATCTTCATTTCCATCTCCGTAATAATCATCACTTAATATTTCTTCCCAAACTAACTTTTCTAAATCAAACGTTGAACTATTTATACACATTATTACATACTTTGATACTTCTTTTGTAAATAATTCATATTTTTTATCATCCTCTCCTATATTAAAACTATTATTTAATATTTCTACTAATTTGTCATATAATTTATTAGCATCTTTATGTATTAATGGTTTTATTATATATTTCTCTAATTTTAATAATTTGTTTTTATAATTGATATTTGGATTTTCTACAATTTTATCTAATATTTCTTTATTAAAAATTACTAATGTTTCAATCGTAAGTTGATCAAGATGTTTTACACGTTGCTTAAATAATATATCTTTCGTATAATCTTCCATTTTAATTGTTATTTATTAAGATCATCATTTTTAAGCTTGTAAAAAAAATAATAAATCATTAAATTTTATTCTATTATCACACATTACCATATCATATACACCTGTTATATACCAAAGTTCTATATTATTCTCATTAAAATACGCATAATAATGAATATCTTTAGTATCATTTTGCATTACAATTGCATCCGTTATCGTATATCCTTTAAAACCAACACCATTATTTGTTATTATATTTTTAATATTTTGAACTTCTTCATCACTTATAGTATCCCAATGTATTAAACCATTCAATAAAATATTTCCTATATTATTAGTTTTTTGTATAACATTATAACATTTATAAGCTTTTATATTTCTTTGTTTATTCTCAAATATTAAATCCATTTATTATTATTTTAAGTTTGTTGTGTTTATATTTACATCATTGAAAATTTACAACATCTATTTTTATTTTGTAATTTTTTGAGTAGTAAAATGTCTACTCATAAATCAAATGATTATAACTATTTTAATTCTAATGCTTGTTAAAACGTTCCTCTTCCTTTTAATTTATTAAAAAAATCAACATTTTCTCTTTGACTTGAGTCATTTAATTTTAACCTATCAAAATAATTTGATATTTTTATATTTTGAAAACTAGATGAAGGATCAAAAACAGATGATAATTCACTCATTTGTATTTCATCCTTATCGGTTGAATTCCAATTTGCCTCTAAATTAATATTTTCCGGAGGTAGTCTATTTTCTCCTAAATCTGAACCACCATAGGTCCATTTCTCAAAACTATATACTTCTCCTATTACACGTGGAGTAGAAATATCTATTGTCGTATGTCTTAATAGTGTATTGTAATCATAAAGCATTGGTGTAGATGTAAAGTCAAAATGGACTGGAATACTTAAGTATGTTACAGTATATTGTCTTATTGTCCAATATGCTATAACTCTTGTATCACTTGCTGGTAAACTAAAACTATCACCACTAATTGTATCTCCATTATTATTAGTAAAATGACTAAATGTATGTCCCGTTTTTTCTTTTGTTGTGGGTAAATCTATAGTTGCACCGTAATTATAATCTCCTGCAGGTGTTCCATCACTTAGTGTTCCATTATTATCGTTATAAGTTAATGTATATTGTCTTATTGTCCAATTTGCTGTAACTGTTGTATTACTTGCTGGTAAACTAAAACTAGTACCACTAATTTCAACTCCATCCTTAGTAAAATTATTAAATGTATGTCCCGTTTTTTCTTTTGTTGTGGGTAAATTTATAGTTGCACCGTAATTATGATTTCCTGCAGGTGTTCCACCACTTAGTGTTCCACCACCAGTATAAGCTAATGTATATTGCTTTATTGTATCGGAAGGACGAAATACCCAATCAGTGTTCACATATACTTTTATGCCATAAACATCAGCCCTGGAAATATAAACGTTATAAGTAGTTCCTGTTATATCATCATAATATGCTGTTCCATCGCTAAACGGAGGTCGTTCAAATGTTTTAGTTGCAGACCAGGTTCTTGTATATCCTTCACGTGTTGGTAAAGTTATTGTTACATTATCAGATCCTGTAAAATAGGAATTTCCATTACTAAATATATATGTATACATGTTTAATGTAAACAAGTCTACATATTCAGTGTATATTACTACGGTACCTTTTGCTTCGCTCATTATTATTATTATAGATAAGATTTTTACATTAAAAAATATCAACTATATAACCCAACAAGAATAAATGGTATAATATATATAACATATATTCATATTTATTCTGATTTTGAAACTAATTCGCATTTTAAAGAATATTTACAAGCTTCTTACAATTTACAAGAATCTTTATAATTTAAAAACTTCACTAAAAATTTAATTATACTAATAGTTGAAGATATCTTTCACAATAAAAATAAAATTGATAATTTTGTTTTTCATCCCTTTAAAATAAAACTATTAAAATTATAACAAAATAAAATAATACCCAAATGTCTCATTCGATACTTTGAAACACGATATAACGGATAGCATATTTGCAGAATGTTATGAATCATTATATTTAGAACTTGAAAAACTACAATAGAATTATGTTTTAATAGAGATTGGATTGATAATACAACAGGTTATCCATTTGTATATAATAAAAAATAATACTATTGAAGAATTTGCATCATATGAGTCCAATAAATAAAATTAAATAATTTTTTAAATATCTATTTAGATTTTATATGTTAATAAAACCTAAACAAATCACAGTAAAAATCAACCAGGATAGAAAAACAACTTATAATATTTAACACCATCTATTTCTTCTTTTTCTTCTATATCTACCAAAGATCCTGAAAAACCACTATAATACCCTCTATATTCTTCTTCAGGATCATAAGATAATTTAAAACCCTCACGTAATATATCAAAATATGTAGGATATCTTAATATCTCGCTTCTATACGGATAATCTAGAATAACAACTTTAGATTCATTAAATACACTAAATAGATAATTAGGCATAGCATAATAAATATCCTTATACACAATATAATATTCATTTGATGTTTCAAGTTTCTGTATGTCAAGACCATCTAACATTTCCTCAAGATCACCAACTATTTTTTCAATATTTTCTAGTTTTTTCTCAAGATCATCAACAACCTTGCCGAAGATATCAGCAATAGTATCGTCTTTCAACATTGTTATGAAGTTCATTTCTCAAATAAATAATAAAAAATTGTTTCATTTTTTTATAAAAAAATGCAATTTTATTTACAATAATATGTAATTTTTTACACTTTAATACTCACCATACAAGCTTGTTAGATACTCTATAAAATCTTATTTTTATACTGATAATTACACATCATCAATATGAATATCATCATAAAAGAAATATAAGGTCAATAACATACGTATACAACTATGAATATGTTCAATATGAACACACGATTCTTCCACTTCAAAACGAAACTTATAACATTCTTTTATCACGTTTAACATATTTCTAAAAATAGGAAAACCTTCAACATTATATATAGATGAATCACGGATGTCATCTCTATCTTCCGGTTCTACAATATCCTCAGCTATATAATAGCTATAAATATATAATCCTTTAGGAACTACTTTAAACAAATTTAAATAAATCATCAAAAAA